ATGTATATCACCGGCCAAAGCGGCGACGATGTGAATGAATACAGCCTATCGTCTGCATGGGACATCAGCACGGCCTCTTATGTGCAGAACTTTAGCGTGGCGGCGCAAGAGACAAACCCGGGTGGCGTCTTCTTCAAACCCGACGGCACGAAGATGTATATCGTCGGCAGCACTGGAGTCGATGTGAACGAATATAGCCTATCGTCTGCATGGGACGTTAGCACGGCCTCTTATGTGCAGAACTTTAGCGTGGCGGCGCAAGAGACAAACCCGACAGGAGTCTTCTTCAAAGACGATGGCACGAAGATGTATATCGTCGGCAACAATGCAGACGCTGTGAATGAATACAGCCTATCGTCTGCATGGGACATCAGCACGGCCTCTTATGTGCAGAACTTTAGCGTGGCGGCGCAAGCGACACTCCCGAGAGACTTATTCTTCAAAGACGATGGCACGAAGATGTATATCGTTGACAGCGTTGGAGACGCTGTTTTTTCCTATGACCTCTAACCAAAGGAGACGGAAATGTTCGTCAAAGTAACAAACGGCCAGCCGAGCAAATATCCCTACACGCTCGGCGAACTGCGCCGTGACAATCCGCACACCAGCTTCCCGAAGCAGGTGCCTGACAGTGTTCTAGCGGCGTATGACGTTTATCCCGTGCAGGCGGTGCCTGCTCCTGCGGTGGATAGCAAGACGCATCGCGTCTCTCAATCTGTGCAGAACATTGACAGGACGTGGACGCAGGTGTGGCGAGTTCTTGAACTGCCTATCGAAACGGCATCTGTTAATGTTCGCGCGCATCGAGATCGGCTGCTCTCTGAGACAGATTGGATCGTCATCATGCACACCGAGCGCGGCACGAACATCCCTATGGAGTGGGAGGTGTATCGTCAGGCGCTTCGTGATATTACTGCACAAGAGGGCTTCCCGTATTCCGTGACGTGGCCCGCCAAACATTGAGGTAAGCCATGCTCGGTTTCGGCCCCATCGCAGCATCCCCACTAGCAGCCCTTCCCGAGGGCACGATTTGGGTGACCGGGGTTCAAGCCACCGGTCAGGTGGGTTCTGTCACCGTTGCAGCGAGTGCCGAGGTCCAAGTAACGGGGGTCGAGGCCACTGGTGAGGTTGGCGTTGTCACCGCCACGGGTGACGCTTCGATCACGCTCGTTGGTCTTCAGGCGGATGGGCAAGTTGGCGCGGTCACGATTACGGGTGCCGCCGTTGTAACCTTGACGGGGGTCGAGGCCACTGGTGAGGTCGGGACGGTTACGATCTCGGGCTCGGCATCCATTCCCGTTACCGGCCTTTCAGCAGCAGGGCAGCTCGGCGTTGTCACCGTCACTGGTACGGCGGTGGTATCTCCCACAGGCGTCGAGGCCACTGGTGAGGTTGGTGTTGTCACCCAGCGCACGACGGCGGTCATTCCGGTGGTCGCGCCAAACGCGGCCGATGGCCAAGTTGGAAACGCCACGGTTATCGGTCAAGCCGTTGTTCAAGTCACTGGTATCTCCGCTGTTGCTGCCGTTGGAGATGTGCTAGTGTACGGGAACATCATTCCGGATGTGAACACGATCTGGGTTGAAATCAAACCGTAGGAAGAGCCATGCCCAGTACCTACACGGCGAACACTGGCATCGAGAAGCCCGCGAACGGCGAACAGTCCGGGACTTGGGGCACGACTGCCAACGTAAACTACGACATCATCGACCGCGTCGTGAACGGCGTCGGAACGATCAACCTCTCGGGGACAACACACACGCTGACCACGAGCGACGGATCTTTGTCCGAGGGACAGTACCGGGTGCTGGTGCTTGGTGGGTCGCCGTCGGGGACGAACACGATCACGATCTCGCCCAACGATGCCCAGAAGCTCTATTTCGTGGTGAACGGGAGCGGCGAAAGCGCCGTCTTCACGCAGGGCTCGGGCGGGGATGTGACCATTGCCGACGGGAACACCGCGATCATCTACGCGGATGGGGCCGGGGCCGGCGCGAAGGTTACCGACTTCACCGCAACCTTTGCTCCATACCTGCTTGCGGCGAACAACCTGTCTGATCTCGACAACGACTCGACTGCGCGCACCAATTTGGGGGTTGCAATCGGGTCTGATGTCTTGGCCTACGATGCCAACCTCCAATCCTTTGTCACCGCCTTCACATTGCCCACGGTTGACGGCACGGCAGACCAAGTTCTTGTCACCAACGGCTCTGGAACGCTTTCGTTTGCGAACACTGCCAGCAACAGCACAGCCTTCGCGCTGTCCCTGATCTTTAGCTAAGGAGTTTCCGTCATGGCTGCCCCGAACATCATCGCTGCGACTTCGGTCCTTGGAAAGACTGCCACGGTCGACCTCACGACGACCAGCGCCACCGAGGTCTTGAGCAACGCAGATGCATCTGGAAAAGTCTTCAAGGTGAACACGCTTATCGTCGCCAATGTCGACGGCACGAACGCGGCGGATATCACGGTGAGCTTTTACAGTGAGGACAATATCGGCGGCACCGCCACCGAGATCATCCAAAGCAAAAGCGTCGCCGCGGAAACCAATCTAGTGGTAATCAGCAAGGACACCCCGATCTATCTCGAGGAGAACCGGTCGCTTGGCGCCACAGCAAGTGCCAGCAACGATCTCAGGGTTATCGTGAGCTATGAAGAGATCAGCTGATCATGCCTCTGACAAAGCTGCAGTTTCGCGCCGGCATTAACCGAGAGGTCACCTCGTACACCAACGAGGGCGGCTGGCATGACTGTGACTTCGTCCGGTTTGTGAAGGGTTTTCCCCAAAAAATAGGCGGCTGGCAGAAGCGATCGAACCAGTCGTTTCTCGGAACATGCCGGTCTTTGCACCCATGGGTGACGCTGGATCGAGATCAATACATAGGCGTCGGTACCAACCTCAAGTTCTACGTCGACCGAGGCGGTGCCTTCAACGACATCACGCCAATCCGGCTGACCACTTCGGCAGGAGATATCACTTTTTCGGCCACTGACGGATCCGCACGAATTGAGGTTACTCACACAAACCACGGTGCGGTGGTCAACGACTTCGTGACCTACAGCGGCGCAGTGAGCCTTGGCGGCAATATTACCGCGGCCATTCTGAATCAAGAGTATCAGATCATCGAAGTTGCCAACTCGTCGACCTATTACATCGAGGCTCGGGCTGTGGCCACGATTTCCGACATCACGGTTGATGGGCAGTTGGACCCCACGCCTGTACTTGCCAATTCTTCAGACTCGAATGACGGTGGTGCCGCCGTTGTGGGCGCATACCAAGTCAACAGCGGGCTGGATACCGTGGTGACCGGCTCTGGTTGGGGCGCGGGACCTTGGAGCCGCGCCGGGTGGGGTGATCCGTCCAATGCCGCGATCGTCTCAAACACGCTTCGCCTCTGGTCACAGGACAACTTTGGTGAAGACCTGCTCCTGAACGTTCGGGATGGCGGCATTTACTACTGGGATTCCAGTGTTGGTCTTGCTACGCGCGCCGTCAATATCGCCGATCTTGCTGGCTCTACCGCGCCGACAGTCGCAAAGCAGATTATGGTGTCGGACAGAGATCGGCATGTCATCGCCTTTGGCTGCGACGCCGAGGGAAGCCTTGGCGTTCAAGACCCGCTGCTTATCCGCTTTTCGAGCCAAGAAAGCATCACGGACTGGGCAGCTACCGCTACGAACACGGCGGGTGATCTCCGGCTTGGCTCAGGGTCTGAGATTATCTTGGCGTTGAAAACGCGCCAGCAGGTTCTCGTTTTCACCGACACAACCCTGTACGCAATGCAGTATCTGGGGCCGCCGTTCACCTTTGGCGTCAGTTCGTTGTCGGAGAACATCACGATCGCCAGCCCCCACGCGGCTGTAGCCGTGGACGACACCGTGTTCTGGATGGGCCAGTCCGAGTTCTACGTTTACTCGGGCGCTGTTCGCCGGCTGCCCTGCAGTGTTCGATCTTACATCTTCGACAACCTTAACGACCAGCAGCTGAGCAAGGTTTCTTGCGGGGTGAATACGGAATACTCCGAAGTATGGTGGTCTTACCCCTCGTTGGACGGCACCGAGCTGGACCGATACGTCG